CAGAACCTAAACCATCCGTTGCAATAACCTTAGTCTGCCCTGCTGGAATAATAACATTTGCACCACTGCCACATGTAAAAGTTAAAGCCGCTGATGTTGCATTATACATAAACCAAGTTTTGCTAGAAGTGTTTGGCAGAAGTGTTACCGTACACGCCTGTCCGCCACCTGTAAGTTTTAACCCAAGGCATCTATCTGGGTCTAGATCGCCATCTGTAATTGTAATGTTGTCAGTAGAAGCGTTTGCAATCGCCCGTGTTCCCCAAGCAACCGCTTGGCCAATAATTTCTAAGTTTGTGTTGGTAGTATCACCCCAAGATCCCGACTGTTCACCCGTAGCTATTTCTTCGAGCCGTAAGTTGTTTACATATGTACTTGCCATTTTAACTATTCCTTATGCTGCTATTTTTGTCCAAACAGGGGTTTGTGATACAGTTATAGCATCCCAACCCGGTGTTTGGGAAGGGATAATTAATCCCCAAACGTTTTCTTCGCCAATTGCGCCGGTTCCAACCACCCCAATAGGGAAAACCCCAATAGATATTATAGGGGTTTGAACGGTTCCGATTGAGCCTGTTCCGACTACTCCAGTAACAGCAACAAGGGAACTTGCCGTTACACTTACACTTCCAACAGCACTTGTTCCAGCAACCCCAGTAACAACACGAAGAGCACTTGCCGTTACACTTACACTTCCAACAGCACTTGTTCCAGCAACTCCAGTAACGGTAGCAAGAGCACTTGCCGCTACACTTACACTTCCAACAGCACTCGTACCGGCAACTCCAGTAACAGAGACAAGAGCACTTGCCGCTACACTTACACTTCCAACAGCACTCGTACCGGCAACTCCAGTAACAGCAACAGGCAAGGCTTCGCTAAAGGATCCTTGCCCCCAAGTACCTCGTCCCCAACCGTTTATATTAGCCATAAGTTACCCCCATTAAGCTATGCGGATAATTGCATTCGAAGCATCCGCAGCAGGGAATTGAACTGTAAATGTGCCGGACGTGGACGTTTTGTTAGCTCCAAAATCCAATACTGCTACCGCTTTATCTCCGTTAGTGTCATTATAAATTAAAGCACCTCGTGCTGTAATTGACGCTGTTGTAAAGCTTATGTCTGCAAAGTCCGTAATACCCGTTGTTCCTGCATTAGTAGGAGTTACTTTTGTAAGCGCCCCACCCGCCGCAGTATACGAGCCGCTATTCGCCACTTCACCCGTCGTAACATACACCGTAGATGCCGCACCTAATGTAGCAGTTGTGCTAGATTTTCCGCCGCCGCCAATAGCATAAAGAGCTAGTTTAAAAACGTTTCCGCCTGTTGCAAAATTATGCGTAGCAGTCAAAATTTCTTTTTTAAATGTTGTACACATTGCTTGTGTAATTGCCATATCAAATTCTCCTTATAGCATTAGCCAGATCTGAATGACCGGCTTCTTTTAATTTATGACATATAGTAGCACGTTCTTCACGTCTAGCCAACTCTATATGGTAATGCACGACCTTTCGAACATTTTCAGAAAAAGCTTCTGCCTGTTGTCTAATTGGTTGAGGCGCGTTTTCTGACACAGAAACTATTTTATCAACTGCCATTTCTGATATCTGATCGTTACTTAACCCGCCATTGTCTGAAGTCAAAACATTTGCAAATCCCGTTTGCATTACTGCGCCTGAACTAAACATTCTTGTATTCTCTCCCATTTAAATGTTGATGATCATGTCTACCAAAGACTATTGGATCTTGATCTAAAGGTTCTGGAGGCTCTACCTTGGATTGTCTAGTTATTACCAATCCTCCACCCTCATGTGACTGCACTAAAGGATCCTCTAGTCTGTGATACCCATATAGCTTTTCGTTCTCAGGTACATTTGTATCTAAAAGTCCAGAGCTATGTGCTACTTCAATTTTCACGCCTCTTGTAGTAGCAATCGCACACCAAAACTCAGTGCAAGCTCTCCCTGCTTCCGCCATGCTGACGTTCTTATATGTGTAGTCTAAGCCGTATAAACAAAGCTCTTTTGCTCCGTAGTATATCGCATACGCTATGGCATAGGGGACAGTATTGTTAAAATAACAAATATTTAAATCTTTAATTACTGCTTCTAACGGATAAAGTTCTAAATGCTTTACTCGAGCATCCATCTCACAAGTAATAATAGGTTTAGTGTTACTTTCTAAGAACTCTCTAGCTATGCCCGTCTGTGATCCCGCACTATCCGAGTCTAAGAACCGTGATACGGGGTCCATCATTATAGTTTTATCAACATGAATGATACCACCCACGCAGTTAATGCCCCAGACTTCATCAAAATGTTCTGAACGTATTCGAGCAGCTATATAATCAGAATAACTTCCACCCAACCCAACAATAGCTATTTTCATGTTCTAGCCCTACTAGGTAAACCTTGTCGATATGCGTCTGAATTTTCTCTAGCTTCCCCGTAATCTTTTAATCTTTCTAAAGATTGCATGAAACGTTCTTGGTACATTTTCATAACATCCGCCTCACCCTTCATAAAAATATTTGCTTCTATAAGACTTCCATACAACATAGCATTTGGTGCATTTTTACTTAACCACGTTGTTCCGTTGTCACCAGCTAAAACCAAGCTACTTGGGCGATAAAAATAATGTAATTCCATAGTGTAATCAGCATCGGGAGTAGGAGCTAAAATAAAATTTTCTATGTCAAAAAAAGCATAATATTTAGGGGTTCCCGTAATAGAGGCATTAGGGTTATAGGATTGTATAAAATTAACATCTTTTTCTTCTAAAAATTCTTTTGTAGAAGAATTTAAAACAGATAAACTAAAAGAGGCTAAATAATCACTCGGGACTTGTAAATATTGATTGCTCGTAGAGCTACTACCCGTAACATTCTTACGAAAGTATTGTAAATCAATTGAATTTAAAATAGTTTGTTCTGCTGTTTCAATAAAATTTGGTATATTAGCTACAAAACTTGTTTCCGTATTATCGGTATAATTTTGTATCGCAGAAGTTAATTCGGAATATGTAAAACTCATGTTGTTACCACCGTTACACTACCCACGGAACCCGTAGAAACCAAGGGATTAGGGGTTAAGTTAAAGTTAAAAGGTTGCCCAACGGGATTAAAACCGTAATTAATAATTCTTTCTTGTGTTACGTTTTGAGGAGGTCTAGCATTTTTTAAAGCTTGCGGGTCAGATACAGTGCGAAAAGGCCCTAATTGAGGTTGTTTTGCTTCAAACTCATCTTTTCCAACAAACAGTCCGTTCCACTCTTTACGCATATCTCGATAATCATACCTAAACCCCGAACGATCGGATATTGCATAAGCGTTTTTTCCTCCGGCATATTTACTCATTATCCTCCTCCAAAATTATAAATTCTCGGCACAACAGTAAAAGACGCTCTATCTCTATCTTCTGTAGCGGCTCTTTCAAACTCTTCTTCATACAGAGCTTTTAACATTTGAAGCCTGTCTGGAGCTCTTTTCATAGAAATATAATAAGCTAGTCCGGCTGCTAAACAAGGATAAAATCTAAAGGGTAAGTCTAATGTGTTAGTATATATATCGGCGTCATCCATTCTAGTAAGTCGATTAAACTTAATAATATCCGTGTTGTTGTCTGGAGCAGGCCATACTTTTAAAACAGGCGTAATTTGCCGATCTAAAAAATATTGCGTAATTCTTCCAGAGCTGGTTTTATTAGGTATATTAATAAATGCTTCTCTACTAACCCTATCTATACTTAAATCAGTGCTGTCCCGTGTTATTACTGCGGACAACACGTCTATGGTACTGGCGGTATTCGACAAATCTACTGCCTGAGACAATGTAGCTGAAAAGGAGCTAGTTCCTCCCGTAACCATCTCTCCAGACACAAAAAGTCCTACGGGTATTGTTATGGAAAGAGTGTTGGATTCTAAATCCCCAACAGAAGAGGTGGGTAAATTAGTTATTTTTGCCGTTGCACCACTTGTTCCTCCAGTTACGGTTTCTCCAACAGAAAACCCCGCGTGAGAAGCCACTACCATAATTAACGTTCCCGCAGGGTATTCCGTAATCCCCTTCGCCGTAACAACAGAAGTTTCGGTAAAAGTCCATTGGTTGAGACCTCGGTTGGCCCATTCTGCAAGCATTAAATTTAAAGATCTTCGAGCAGATTTTAAATCATATCCGGTACGAACCTGTATTCCGCACCTCTCAAAAGCTTCTTCAACGTAGTCCGCAACGTCTAACTCAAAGTTTTTAGATCCAGATACTGCCATATTTACCCCAACAACTTAGCTGCAAAAGGAGCTACCAGCACTAATACAGCTAACCCCCATACTTTAACGTCTAACAATTTTAGAGTGCTTTTTTGATCGTTAAGGTTTTCTTCAATATTTTTATATCTTAACAAACACTCTGCTTCGTGTTTTTCTAGTTCTTTTAAAACTTCTATTGCTTTCATAACATTACCACGCTTTACACGACCAATACCGCGCCGAGAATTTGTCTTTTGCGGTGTCGCACTTGTGCCGTGCCCTAAAACTTTTTCTATTAGCAGGTTGATCTTTTTTTATTGACATATTTGGATCACCAAACCTAACCAATTTAATTTCGGAACCTTTTTTAGCAAGAACCGCACTTTTTTTATTTTTACTCGGAGTTCGTTTTGGTTTATTAAATCCTGAAAACGACTCCCCGCGATAGACCACTCTTCCAGAAGGTGTGCGTTTCACATCTTTAGTAGTAGCCATGATTCACTCCTATGCGTGATAAAACATCAGTAAATCCATCGTTGTTACAATAAAAGTTACATAACAACCTTCTGTAAACAACACCCCTTCATCAGGAATAAACGGGTCGTCTGTAGTGCTATCCGTTCCAATTGATCGAAACTGTATCAATTCAGTACCTGTTGCACCGGAGTTCCTAATGTTGGCTTTTCCTGCTGTTCCACCAGAAACAAAAGAAAACCCTTTTAATCTACTTCTACCAGCAAAAATCACGCCTAAAGCGTTATTATTAATGCCTGCCGACACGTTTCCTGCCGGGTTGCCCACGGCTGTTATACTGGCAATAGTTTTAAAATAACCTGAACTTGTTGCTGTTCCTGCGTTTGCTCCAGTAACATTCTCTGTAAGGGCCGCGCCATTTACATCTGTACCGACTACATTAAATGATTTTGAAGAATCATTTCCTGCGGATAAAATAGTTACCTGTCTTCCAGAAGCATTTGTAACACTTCCACCATCAGCCAAAGCACCTCCAATTACTAAAGCGGCGTTATTACCAACGGAAGTCGCAGTTGAAATACCGTCTGCGTCGAGAGCTACCTCATCGCTGATGATGACTGGGGTTATATCAGATCCTGCCATTTTGATCTCCTTTATAAAAGCGGTAGGGGTTTCCCCCTACCTAATTAAGAATTATGCGGCAAAAGCAAACGCACCAGTAGTACCTGCACCAAGATGTTGGAGGTTATACGAGACATTCCACAAACCTGCTGTTGTACAAGTGAAGTAGATGTAAGAACCAATGCTCATCAAATTTGTTGTTGCGTTTGCAGGAGTGAACTTTAACAAAGTCTCCCCAGCAGTAGACGCATCAAACGTAACTGCGCTACTTGCACGACTCTCCATTACACTGCCTGTTTCATAAGCATCACTGCCAGCACAATCAAAGCTCAAGAAGGCAGTACCGCCAGTAGTGTCTACTGATTGAGAATGTATACACACAACACCTACTGTGGCCGCTGGAAGAGTAGTGATCTGTTGCGCCCCTCCAGTAAATGGGTTGACATTAATTCCAGCAACATAAGAAATAGTAGCTCCTGTGGCTTTAGCCGTTACAGTTAGACCTTTTAAAGTCGGCATTCCGCCAGAAAAGACAGACCCTGCTACTGTAAGGTTACCGCCGATAGACGCATTATTTGAATAAGTTGAGTTTGTTGTAAAAGCACCGGTAGTCGCACTTTTAGTTACATCAGTAAAACCGTTTTCGGAGCGTACCGCTCCGGTAAATGTTGAATTAGCCATTTAAATCTCCTTGTCGTGGCAAATGTCAGCCGCAGAATACGACTGTCAAGGTGTTTACAGAGTACACTACCTCTTTATAAAAAGAAAGAGTGCAACCTTTAATTTATTTTTTAGCTTCTTCCGAAAGAATTAAACCTAATATGGCACAACCCAAACCTACAAAAACTAATTCTCCAATTCCTGTAATTGTTCCTATAGCAATTACACCAACGCCAATCGCGCCCCATGAAGAAGGCTCAGATAGTCTATTTATAATCCAATTCATTTTTTTAATCCTTTTTACAATTAATAAAAAAAGGCGACCAAAGCCGCCTTTTATATTCTTTTAACAAGAGCAATTATTAAGCTCCAGGTGATCCATATACGCAACGTGGGTCACTAAATCCGAAAGAATAACGCTCACGGGCTTTAAACCGCATGTTACCTGTATCGAAATCAGCTTCCATGTTAGTACGCATTGGAGAACGCTCAAAATGCTTAAATCCGTTAGGAGCATCTGTTTTGAGGAAGAACGCATCAGGATCTGTCAAGAAGTGATTGACAGTATATCCTTCAGAAACCATTCCCATGTTTTTAACTGCGTTGATGTCATTATCAGCAGTTGATGGGCGTAGTGTGGTTTCTAGCAAACGATCTGCAATAAACTGTAGCTGAGGTGGAATTATTAATTTCATACCACGAAGAGCAACAACCATGTTCCTCTCATCTACAAATCCTGCAACATCAATTAAAGCATTTTCTAACGAAGTTTCGTTAAGATCTGCTGGAGTTGTCGGTTCGTTTGCAAACGTACCGCCACCATTCAAGGGATGCACGCGAGAGCAAAGCTCTACACCATCACCGCCAGTAAATGCAGTATTAAAAGCATTGTTTAGAACAGCCGCTGCTTTAACCTGCTTAGTGTGCGCCATAGATCGGGCTAATGCCTTAGTATAACGTGCGCCAAGTCGGTCATAGAGGTTGTCCTCAATTGCTTCCTCAGTTAGTGCGAAAGCTAGAGCGACGGTTTCGTGTGAATAACGAGCAGTGTATGCTTCGTTAGCCGAGTCGAAACCAACTCCTGCGCCTTCAGTTTTGGTCGGTGCGCTTCCAAAACCAGCCAACATTACTTCTTCTTCAAAAGCTCTGTCTGATGATTCTGTATCAAAGATTTCCGCATGTTCGTTATCATAACGATCATATTCCATCCCGAACAAGGCGTTTAGACCAGGTTCTAGTTCTGCAACTAGTTGTGAACGTGAAATTGCCATAACTTAGTCTCCTTCCTATGCTAATCCAGCGCCTTTAAGCCCGAATATATGATTTTCAATTACAACTTTGATATTGGCGTTAGCAGTAGCTACATCACTATTGTCAGGGTCTTGAGAAATATCAATTGCCTTTAACGGTAAATTAGTTGCTGTTCCACCAGTAGTTACTTCTAACTCAGAACCTGAAACACCACTTTGTGTGCTTCCTGCTGTAGTATAGATAACATCAAAGTTACCGAATAGATCTGCGATTGGGAATATTGCATCCGATTGAATTTCATAAACAACCATAGGGTCATCAATAATAAACGCAATAATATCAGCAGCATTGGTACTTGCTGGATAAAAGTTACTAAATGTTACCTTACCAGTAGTAGGGTCTGTGTACTCACAGCCGTTAAATACACCAACTATTGGTACCTGTCCACCGTCAGCATGTATTGCTACAGTACCTCCAGTAACTTGAGCTACCATATCGCCTTGGAAAATTGATGTATTATAGTTAGCGGCGATTCGATAGCGATTTTGGCCTCCTGTGAATGGGGTTCCCCCGATTCTTCCAATAGGACGTAGACCAAAAGGGGCATCTTGATTTGCCATTTTTACTCTCCTTTAGAGTTTTCTGAGCCTCGTTTAGATCCGAAGCTTACAGATGATTGACGTTGAGGAGCCATTTTGGGCATGTTGGGATTGTTTTCACGCATCCAATCATTGTCCACGGCATCCATTTGATTCTTTGAAGCATTAAGATAATGCTCATTCCGCTGTTTGACCATTTCAATAGGGATACGAGCTAAAACTAATCCGCCTACGCCTATAACGCCTGCGTTCCTTCCCTCATCTACTGTTGGTCCAAAATAATCGGGATGCTCTTCAGCGCGAACGAGTTCCCAGCCTTCCTGCCGTTTCTTATGAACGTTTGTTTTGTCATCGTACTCTAATACAGACTCACGAATCCACCTATGTTTATAGCCTATTGGAGGCTCTGGAGCGTTTAAAGCAGAACCAGGTCGCCACTGTTGAGGTCTTTCTTGTACCTCCCGCGTTGTTGTATCGCGTGAAACTCTATCTGCCATTTTAATCTCTCCTATTTTCCAGTCTAACAACTTCAGCCGCATATTTATCCAGGGGTATTCGCATTTTATTAGCAAACGCCACCTGACCCTTAGTAAGTTCTACTGATTGTTTCCGTCCTTTTTTTATAGACCGACCGTTTCCAGACGTGGGAGTAACAACTTGGACGTTTTTCTTGTCACTCTTAAATTTAGTTGGCATTTCAGATCTCATTCTTTTATCAATTTCTGAATAATAATCAGTTGATATAGGATCAAATCCTTCAGTAACCATATCTTTGTGAAGTTGTTCAGCGACAGCAGTCATAACTGTGTCCCCTCCATCTCCAAACCATTCATTTTTAGCTCTCCAACCATTCAAAAGTTTAGAATTTTCAGCAGCTCTTTCGTCATTTACTCTAGGTTGAGGATTTTGCGCTCTAGCTTGTTCTTGCTGCCTATAATATTCTTGTTCTTTTGCCTCACGAGCAGATCGAGCTTTTTGAACTCTAAGACGTTCTTTTTCTATAGCAATTTGAGAGATAGCTGACTGAGCTTCCGCAACTTTTCCGTTGTCTCCTGCGTCTAAAGCTTCAGTTAAAGCTCTTTTTACATCATTTTCCTGAGAGCTTACACGCCCTTCATATTCAGATAAATATCCCTTATCTAATCGAGCTAACTTGTTTCTTAGAGTCGTATTCTCTTCTTCTTTTTGTTTTGCATAATTTAAAGCGGCAACTGCTTCTTCAGAGGCTAATTTTTGCTTAGCAGTAAGCTTGTTAATTCTTTTCTTAACACCTTCGCTATAACTAGCTAACTCATCTTCTTTTGGTTCTGCCTTAACTTCTTCACGAACATTTGTTCGGGTTTGATCAGAATCATTAGATTCTTCAGTTTCAAGATCTATTTCTACAGACGTTGTTTCATTAGAAACATCATCTTCAACAATTTCTTCTTTAATATTTTCAGCCATAGACATTTTTCCTGTTCTCCTTTGCTTTATACATATGAAATATCTTCGGGGTCAAGGATGGTCGCAATAATATTGTCGTCATTTATAAGACGAACCTCTAAACCTTCCACTTTAAACCTATTTCCAGCATATCTTCCTATTAATACCCATTTCTTTTCAGATGCCCAAGCACCGCTTGGGAATTTCTGGGTATCTGTGTAAGCGTCAGGCCCAAGTTTAACAACGTAAGCCGCCACAGTTGCAAAGGATTCACGCTCTCGAACAGAGTCTGGAACTATTACTCCACCTTTAGTTTTGGAGCTAGGATAATATGGGATAATAAGAACTCTATAACCAGTTGGCTGGGGTAGGCGTTCTATTACAGAACTTTCTAGATTAGAAGGATCATCTTCATTTTTACTCTTCTCTGGCTCTCTAGAAGCTCCTCCACCAAAGGCAGTTTTTAGTGCTTTTGGCATTTCAGGTTCTTTTTTATTTGCTAAGGATCTTGCGACATGTTCAGGAACATATAATTTTTTAGTCATCTTCTAACATTACACCTTTCATCGCGGTTTTAATTTCATCTTCAATAAAGGCCATTCCGCGTAGTTGACCTGCAATATACCGATACTCATCAAATGAGTTAATCGAACCATCAGCAAGCGTGTCTTTAACTCTAGATATACGCTCACGAATGTTTTTTAATAAGTAGTCTGCTAAATTTATTGCGTCCATAATTTAGGACAATATACCATGATAAAGGAAAGGCAAGTACAATTACCATCTATTTCTTTTTAATGGTTTTTTTAACTTTTGATTTAGCTTTAACTTCTGATTTTGGTTTCTCAACCCAAGCTTCATTTTCTGGTGTTTTAGGATCGTCTTTTACAAAATGACCTTCTTCAGTCCTTGCTCTAACTTTTACAGTTTCAATAATTTCTTCAACTTTTTCCGTTAAACCTTTTTTAGCCGCTCTTATTTGTGCAACCATTTTATCTCTTACAGAACCCATTGTAATCTCCTTTTAATTTGCTTTCTGTCTGGCGTTAAGAGATGCTATATCTCTTTGAGTTTGGATACGATCTTCTGCTATTCTTGTTTTATCTCTTAAAGCATTTTCAGAAACAGAAATTCGTTGTTGATCTATCATATTATCATTATTCTCTTTTTCTTTGTCAAATTCTTGCCTAGAAAGAAATTCGTTTTCTTTGCGTTGTAAATCAGCCGATTTTATATCTAATTCTTTATTCCTAATATCCACAAGAGGATCAGTTTCTGGAGGAGTTTCCATAGATTGTGATAACTGTTCTACAGTATCTGCTATTATTTGAGCCGCAATCTTATCTACTTGTGGCTGTATTTGCTGCATCATAGCTTCCATTTGTTGTGGATCTTGCTGAACTTCAGGAGGTATTCCTTGCATAATTTGCT